CAGTAGCTTTAACAGTTACAGCACCAGTCCACGTTACATTGTCAGACAATGATGGACTTACAGTAAAGCTAGTAGGATAACTAACCTGTGCATAGTAAGCATTAGCTAGTGTAGTATCAAATCTAATAATAGGCACTTGTCCACCGCTACTTGGCAAAGTAGTAAGTGTGTACGCATTTGGGTTTCCATATTTACCCGGCTCTGTAACCGCAATATTGCATCTGGATTCAACTGTACCATCAATATCTGCTGACAAAGCTGGTGTTGCACCAAGTATTAAACTCATTGCTATTAATAGTTTCTTCATTTGTATTGCTCCTCTATCATTTCATTCATTCTCGCATCCTGCGATAAGCTCCTTAATGCTCTCCTATTATCCACGATAGTACCACCTTGTAAAGCTACAGTATCAGGGTAATAATTGTCAGGAACAGAAGACACATAATATTTAGATAAATTCGTTGCTTGGTTTAATTGTTGCAATAATATAGATTGTGAAATTTCATTTGCAATAGTTAAAGCATTAGTAGTGTCAGCTAATAAAAACTCTAAAGAATCTTCTTCCTCGTCTTCTTCATTATTTTCTGCTTGGTCATCTTCCGATAAATCTCTGTCTGTTTCTTTTTGTGCCAATTGTACTGATTCATCTTCTAAAGCATCGTAGTCAGGAATGTCAGGTAATTTTGGTGGTTTAGGTTTTACATAACCCGGACAGCTAGGATTAGTTTGTGGGTCAAAGCAAGGGTCAAATCTGTATATGTACCTTACATCAGCACTTTCTATACTACCAGTACCTTCTTGCTTTAGTCTACCATTGCCAAAGACTGCAATAGGTGTGTAAGGCAAAGCTATAGTTCTTCTTATTTCAGTACCGCCTTCTCGTTGTGACCAGTCTTGTTTATCTTGAAAAACGTATCCGCCACCAATCTTGTCGTTTTCTAATGTAACAACATAATCATCTGCTTTGTTTTTAACAGGTGTGTATTTGTACGTTACTCCAGATATGTCCATGCCACCAACAGCGTTAGTGCCGATGTACGAAGTATTCATAAGCCACTCTAAACCATTAAGTGCAGCGTTAGGTGTGTATCCAAATGTGTAGGCTTGTATGCTAGAAGAGCAGAATAGCAGAAGCAACAGCACCCATGACTTTGAGGGCATCATCTCTTTTCTCCTGTGCAGATTTTTCATGTTCACGAGTTTCTACTGGTATTTTGTCTGTATGTACTTCCCAAGCTCTTGCAGCTTCATCACCTATTACCTAAGTATGGACAACTTGTTCCAGCCATCCGCATTGCTTCAAATATAGCTGGGTCTTGACATAAAAGACTCACAGAAGCCACCTTCATACCGGCTGAGTAAAGCATCCTTGCCTTCTTTAACAGCAAACAATTTGCCTCTGTGTATGTAGCTCCAAGGCTCAAGGATAAGATTTGAGTGCCTAAAGCACCACTAGATGAGATAGTACATAGGTCTGAGTTATTTCCGCCTACATTTGGAGATATGGCACTTGGCGGTGCAGACTTTACTGTTGTTGTCATGTTGCCATCAGTAGTGACTGTAGACGTAGTGTTTTGCGTGATTGTGCTTTCATCTGCCATAGCTGCAAAAGAAAGTATAAGAAAAGTAGCTACTATGCCAAAGGCTATTGTGTTGTTAATTTTTTTATCAAACATAATTTATATTTAAAACGTATCTAAAAGATGTATCAGTATGAGTCATGCCAGTATGCTCTAATTCATTAGAAAATGTTACTAAACTATTTTCTACACAATTTACTGTATTAATCTTACCATTTTCTTTAATAAGAGTATCACCATTTGTAGTATTGAAATAATATATTGCAATTTTAAGTTCTTTTAATGGAACACCATTTACATGGTAATCTGTGTGATACCCACCTAAAATTCGTTTTTTATGGTGTTTTACAGTAAGATTTAATTTAACTCTATGTAATAAATGCACATCAAGTTTGTCAAGTATAGGTGTGAAAGTGTCATAATAATTACTGATTACATTATGGTGTGCATACAATTCGTGAACAAATTGCACATCTTCCGTAATTAAAGGTGGTTGTACAACTACATTTTTATACCAAGGTATGTCTATTGCTTGTACTGTTTCATAAAGTTGTTTATGTGTTTCTGAATCTAAAAAATTATTATGTATTTTAGTTGCCATGCAAACAGAAACTGGAATTATAAGATATGATAGTTTTACGTTGTTTACTATTAGGTTTAGACCTATGTACTAAATGCGATGGTATAGTCAAAATGTCACCTTCCTTAATATCAAATTCAATAATTTTATTATTAATGTCTTTAACTTCAGTTTTGCATGAAGTGTCAGGTAATTCTAAATAATAAATGTTAGTAAATTGTGTATTTGGATGTGTATGCCATGTGTGTTCAGATGATTCTGTATATTGTTGAAACCATCCATTATCAACTTCCCATTTTTCTAAATTTAAAGATTTTGTAACTGCAGCAATATGTTGTGGCATTATGTATTGATAAAAATACAGCAAATAATCACCTCTTGCTGAGTTCCAATCAGAGTGTATAGTGGTGCTGTTACCAATAGTATGCTCGTCTAATGCTGTATCTTTTGTTTTAATTAATAAATCTATAGCATTTAATAAAATATTTTTATGCTCTAAATGATTATCTACTGTGTAAATAGAAATAGGTGTATTTGTTTGTATAATCTTCATGCTGGATTAAGCGTATACCAACCAGTAGCAATATATTTTGTTTGTTCTAAAGGTGGATTGCCTCTGTGATTATGAGTAAATCCAGCTGGAAAAAACATTACACTTCCTTGTTTTGGTTTGTAACGTTTTGCTTGGTATAAAAATTCTGTTTCACCACCTTCTGCTATATCGTTTAAATAAACAGTCCACACTAACAAACGTGTCCTAACCTCAAAACCAGATTTTTCACAATGCCATTTATGATAACCTTGTCGTGGTTCAGTTTTTTGTAGTTTGACAGTATAAGAAGCAAAATTTATGTCTTGTAATATTGGAAATGTAGAACAATATTTTCTCAATGGTGCGTCTAAAGCATTGTAAAACTGATTCAAATACATACTACCACGTTCTAAATCTTGCAAAAATATTGCTTTATCTTTGCGTTCATTATCATTTTCATTTTGCACTAATAACTCGTTATCAACTTTGTCTTCTTTTTGATGAGACCAAACATAAGCATTGTTTTCAAAAATATCTATTAATTCTTTGCAATGTTCAGGAGTAAATATATTGTCGTATACTCTAATAAAATTCTCTGTTTCCATAAATCTCCTTAATGATTTGTATTAGGATGTAAAAATGTTACTTGTGTAAATCGCCATTTGTCATTAGTATAATTTTTATAATCTTCAATAAATGCACCATGCAATCTGTTGCCGGGAAAAATTACACACCTGTTAAACTTATGTTTTAACATTTTTGTTATTTTAAAATTTTGTTCTACAGGATATAAAAGATTTGTTTGCTCGTTGTTAGTAATCCAATCACCTTCGTATATAGCAGTACCACCATCTTCTTGTTTATCTAAATAGACTAACATATTTAAAGTAGATAAATTATCAGGAGTGTTTAATGGTGAGTCAATATGTGGAAAATGTTGTAATGTAGTATCAAAAACATTAATAGTTTGAAAACAATTTATTTCAAAGTGTGGATTCCAAGTGTAATCATGTTGCCACCAATGTTTTCTACACAAATCTAATATCTTTTTAAAGTTTTTATAATATGTATCAGTAGTAAACTCAAGTCTATCAACTATTCTACAATCGTTATAATTTATCGAGTTGACACTGTCGTGGTCTTTATCAAATTTCCACAGTGGGTAATTTCTTTTGACTAAATGGTCATGTATTTCTTGAGCATTATTGTAAAAATTATCTATTGTAATGGCTGTACCATCAAAACTAACATCCCACTTTGTTGATAATTCCATAAAAACATCGTAATCATATGCTTTCATTAAAATTATTTTTTTGCGAGTTTTAAATTTTGAGAAATTGCAATTAGCTTGTTAAATTCAGCTTGACCTTTAACAGTTTCATTTCTAAAACTTTCTAATGCAGCAGATTGACTACGATTAGTTTGTGACATTTCAATTTGTAACGTAGGCATC